CTACTTCGGCAACGAAATGCCGGTGCTGACGGCTTGCCATGGGGCTTCGTGACCGCCCAGATAGTGCTCGGTCATGGCCACGTTGCTGTGGCCCATCAGCGCCTGGATCTGCGCATTCGTCCAGCCGGCTTCCTTCAACAAGGCACCGCCCAGGCTTCGGATCTCATGGAAGGTCGGCGGGTTGTCCGCTTCGATGCCGGCGGCGTCTCGGGCCGCAGCGAACGCGCGCGACAGCTGCTCAGGCAGCACCTGGGTGTGGTGATCCCGGCCCTTGGCCCGCATGTTGCTGGGCCGCGCCTTCTCGGGCAGCCGGTGGATGAGGTAGGGCGACACGACCGAGTCACGGCAGCGGGCAAGCAGCTCGCCAAGGGGGCCGGTGGCAGCGATCTGCAGGCGGACGTTGGTGGAACCCTCGGTCTTCGACGGCACCACCCAGAGCGCGCCATCGCGCACGTCAGCGAACCTGGCCGATACCACGTCCTCCCGGCGCAGCAGCGTCAGTAGCGAAAGGTCCATGGCATTGCGCACCCATTGCGGCGCGTGGTCCCAGATAGCGCGGTAGACGTCGATCGTCAGCCGCTCACGCTTGCGGCTGTGGGAGAACTTGCGGGTGGAAAGCGCGGGGTTGGTGTCGATCCAGCCTTCCTCGACCGCACAGGCCAGAATCCAACCCAGCACCAGCCGGAACTGCTGGCGCGAGCGCTCGGATTCGGTGACCTCCCGAATGAAGGTGGCACAAGCCTTCACCGTCACGTCGGCCACGGCGGTACCGCCTAGCCCGGCTTCGATTCGGCGAATCACGCTTTCGTAGACCTCGGCGGTCTTCGGCGCCCACTTCCGGCCGGGGATGTCGTCGGTCCTGAACACCTTGATGGCATCGGCCACCGTCTCGCCAGGGGTCAGCACCTTGCCCACCAGGTCATTCCCGGGCATCAGCAGGGCGTTGAGCTTCTTGGCAGCGGCGAAGGCCTTGGCCTTGTCCTTGCCCATGGAGTGTTCTTTGCGGGTGATCGGGTGTCGATACTTGAACCCGTCGCGGTGGGCATAGAGGTTGGCCGGCCAGTCGCGGCGGCTCGGTTTGCGTGCACGTCCCATCATGGCAAGTTACGCCGCTGCCAGTACGCTGGCGACCAGGTCGTCGCCGCCAGCAAGCCAGGCATGCTCGTCCACGTACCACTGCCCGGCCACCTTTAGGCAAGGGATCCGGTTCTCCCTGCACCAGCGCCCGAGCAGCTTGGGATCGGGCCGGCTACCTTCATCGAAGTACTTTTCTGCCCACTTCTGGGCCAGCATCAGCTTCATGCCGCCTCTCCTCCGAGCGCCGCGCGGGCGCTCCTGTGACAATTGGTGGTCATACCGCGGCCCTGAGTGCGCGGCGGCAGTTAGCTTCGAAGGCAGCGCGAGCAAAGCCGGCCGGTGTGGCGCTGCGAAGGTTCGCGCGCTCGGATGAGGGCGGGAGCAGATGCATGCGACTGCCGTCGGACGGGTCCATGCGCCGCGGTGCGGGCATGACGAAGCCCCCCCCGGTCCATAGACACGTCTTCTTCGTGTACGTATCTGCTTCTCCGCCCGGGTAGCCGGCGTAATCGCAAGGATCGAACGTGTGATCAGGCTTGCGCCAGTAGCTGCTGATCGTGCTGACCGGGTTCTCGATCCCGTAGGGGGCATCCAGTGCCTCCATGATCTCGGCCGCCCTAGCAAACAGGGTGATGGCGTCGGCCAGCGCGTACAGCCCCTTGCCAGAGAACCAGCGCGCCCCAGACACCGCAAGATCGGTGCATGGGGGGAAAGCGAAGCCGAAAACGTAGCGCCGCATTGGCGGTGTGTATCGCATCACATCGGCACCCACTCGGATGATGTTGCCGTCCCGGCGCTCGCCCTTCGGGTGCTGCAGATCAACGCACCAGCAAGTGATGCCGGCTTCCGCCCAGGGCTTGGCCATGGTGTCGGTCACGTTGAACAGGAACAGGGCGTGCAGGTCGTCGTCACGCTGAGAATTCATACGGGATGCCTCGGCATTGGCCGCACAGGGCCGAACCAGAGGGCTGCGGCGTTGTTGATCCGGATCCGCTCGGCGTCCGGGACCTGGTCGGGCAGGGGAGCGCGGAGCCGGCGCTGGTCGTTGACGCAGACGGTGCAGGTGCGCGCGCGGCCCTGACGGCCCTTGCTCGGGAAGGCCAGATCGGGGAGCAGGCGCTGGCAGGCGGTGCAGGCACGCCTATTGACAGCGCCACGCTCCTTTCGCACGCTGGCAAGTAAGGACGCATCGCCGAGGAGCGGATGATCAGATACGTCGATGGTTGGCAGCTGCACGCGTACGTGAACCGTGCGGCCGATGGACCTGAGGAGATGATCATCTCCGCCCGCCACTTGGCGCAGGATGCGTTTCGTGTGCACACCTTCGGCCCTGCTGAGTTCCCCACCATGACGGAGGCCACCAACTTCATCGAAGGGCAGCTTGCCGCAGTCACTGGCGTTGGTTGCGACGGCTCTCTGAGGTTCTAGCTCACGCATCGCTCGCCTCCTGCTTTGCTGTAAAAACCTGGTCGTCCTTTACAGCAACTTCAGTCGTCGCATCGCTCGCCTCCTGCGGGCTGGACAGGAGCTTTTGCTGCTGGACATGCTCGATGACCGACAGGCCCGAAGGCAGCAGAATGTGCGATAGGAACGCGGCCTCGAACGTCAGCATTCCGATCTCAATGGCTGTGACCTGACCCTTCACCCAGTCGCGCAGGATCGAGTACACGGCGACACCTCCGATCTTCAGCGCCTTGGCTTCGTGATCGGAACGGGTTCCGCGCATGCGGCTGCTGTACGGATGGGCCTTTAACCAAGCAGCGGCGTAGCCCTTCGAACTGGCCTTCAATTGCACCATGCGCCCGCGATGCTCGAACTGCACGAACAGCTCGCCGGTCTCCCAGTCCTCACCAGTGGCGAACCGTTGGCAGCCGAAGGCGCGGAGCATCTTCTGGATTTCGCCGATGGCCTTGTCGCCGCTGGTTGCGTTCTCGTAGGGCAGAGCCATCACTTCACCCCCTGCGGGCGGGCGGCGAGCATCGTCCCGTAGACCATCACTGCCGTGCTTTCCTTCGTCAGTGGTCCGCGCTCGTCAAGCACGTCCTCGGGAATCCCAGTGGTCGGTCTGCCCGAGGCTTCGTAGTGCTGGCGCGGCGTCCACTTCGGACCGGCGCAATGCTCTGCCATTACGGCAGCACGGCCCGCGTCCATCATTTCCCGCGTCGGCTCCACCGGCACAAGCACGAACCCCTTCGGCGCGGCGCGCAGGGCGGCGGTGATGGCGTCCAGTGCTGCTGCATAGAACTCACTTCCGGCTGCGAGGCGAACGCCACGGTCCGCCATGGATTGGTCAAGAAACTCCCTGGCGCGCTGCTGGTCATTCATTTGCGCCCTCCTTCTGCAGCTTCTTCAGTAGGCGGCACAGGTCGTTCACCGATCCCGGGTTGATGACGATGTGGCGCCCCTCCTGCTCCAGTACGATCTGGCCGCCGCCGTCCACCGAGGCGCCGATTGCAACCTCGTTGAACCCGTTGTCATCTGTGGCCTGGAACAGCACGTGCGCGTTGTCGAACAGTCGCGTGATCATTCCGACACCTCGGCGCTGGTGGCCTGCATGGCTGGCAGATAGTTGAGATACGGACCCCAGTCGCGGAAGCCGGACATATCGGTGCTCACGGGGAAATCCGGCTTCTCGATGCGTTGCCACGACTCCATCGGCACCGCAGGTTCAAACCGCCGCCGTCCACCGGTGTGGCTATACATCTGCAGGTCAGCGACCCACTCACCAGCGATGTCGTCCCAGTACACTGCGCGGACCTTGGCGATGCCCGGGCAGATCATTCCGGGGGCGTCTGCGATCCAGTCGCCCTCGGCAACGGGTGCCGGCGTTGTGCATTCCTTGCGGCTCATGGTTTCGCTCCTTCGGAGTTTGAGTTCAGCGCATTGCGCAGCGCAGCGGCGACCTTCTGTCCCTCACCCGGCTGGAACTCATGCGATAGCCGCACTTCCTCCAAGTAGGTGCACGGCGGTTGCAGCGGGTTTTTCTGGACAGCAACGTCGAAGCCGGAAAGAAGCTGGCGTAGGGAATTGAGCTGATACCGAAGTTGCATCACTTCGGCATCGCTGCCGCCCTTGGGGCTGGCGTCGATCAGGGCCAGAAGGCGGTCGGCTTCCTCCCATATTGCGTCCTCTTGTTCCGGGAAGATTTCACCAGCGTGGTGCCTGCTCTCTGCATCTCGCTTCCACGCCTCCACCGCACTACGGAACTGCCGCAGGTCGATCCCCGGCGCTGCGGGGGTGCTGGCCAGTGCCCGCACCTTTGCCGGCAGGTCGTGGTAGCTCCAGCGCGTGCCAGCAGGCTCAGGGCCGTTGACGATCACCGCGATCTCGGCGAGCAACCTACCCATCTGCTCGATCACATACGCATCTTCGTCGGCATCAACTGGCGCTGCGGCGACGGGGGCGGCGAACGTGCGGACCTCGTGCTTGCTGCCTGCGCCATTGGCAAAGGCGCAGAACGCCTTGGCCTTTTCCTCGGTGGCGAAGATGGCCGGCTGGTCGAACATCGAGATGGGGATGTAGTTGAAGTCGCCACCCAGCTCGACGTTGGCGACGTAGTAGAGCACCGCCGCCTCCTGCGCTGCGGCGGGCTTGTTGTCGTTGCTCATGCTGCTACTCCCATGGCTTTCAGGTCGATTTGGTCGACGTCATCGCGCAGCTGGCGCTTGGCCTGACGCAGTACGCGGGCGATGTGTGCGGGCTCGGCGTCGGTGAAGAACGCCTTCTCGATCTGGTGCGGCTTTCTCCGGTGGTCGCGACGCCACAGGCGGTAGATCACAGCCGAGCCGTCGACAGTGGGGAACCGCGCCCAGGTCAGGCCGTGGCCCTTGCCCGGCGCGCGGCGGGTGAATCGGTTGCGGTCAGCCATTGCTCTGCTCCAGCAGAAATTGCGGATCGATCGACCAACCGGCTTCGCGTGCGGCACGCAGGCGCAGCTCGTTGGCGTCGAACTCATCCAGGGAGAGGGCTGTAATCGCGCCCTCGACGTGATGCGGCTGCAGCGGCCGATCGGTGCGCTGGAAGATGCGCCACACGCTGAACCGCCTGCAGTTCCATGCAGTGGCCAGCGAGTCCAACGTCCGGCCGGCGTCGTGCAGATGGCGGCGCAGCATGTCCCGCGCCGTGATGTGCGCGGGCGGCGGCTGGCGCAGTGCGGCTAGCATGCCGGCGGTTCGGTAGGTGGCGCGCTGCATGGTCAAGCCACCCCCGGCAGGAACTTGGCCCGTGCAGCGTGGTACTCGCACAGGAACCGGTCGAGGTGGGCCTGCAGCTTCTCGGTGAAGCCATCCGGCGTGACGCGCACCAGCAGCGGCTCGTAGCCTGGGCAATACGAGAGAAAGTCCCACCAGGCGCGGCCGGTGATGATCAGGCTGCCGTGCACCTGCGGCTTGTGCTCGTCGGGGATGCCGCCGGCACGAACCCGCTTCACGTGCGTGGGGCCGTCCGGGCACTTGATCTCCAGGCCGCCGTCGGCGCCGATCAGGCTGTCTGGGCTGCAGCCGAGCGTGCCTGCGTCGTTGAGGATGAAGCCGGCCTGTTGCGGCACCACGTCCTGTTCAAAGGCGTAGTACTCGCGGGCGTCCGGCTCCAGTTCCTTGCCGCGCAGGGTGTGCCGGTTGCCGCCGAACGATTCGGCAGCCTCCGGTCGCATCAACTCATCGATCAGCTGGTTGATGTACGTGTCGGCGGCCGCGGCGTACTCGCCCTTCTTGGGCGTGATGATGTTGCCGAACTCGCTGGCAGTCGGAACGCCGAGGCGGGCGGCGTACCACTCTGGTGAACCTTGCTCGATGTCGAGGACTCGCATGGATCAGTCCTTCGGCGTCACGCGGGCTTTGGCCCGGTTGAAAGCGTTGCGCACGTCGGTGGGCAGGTTGGCCGCGCCGCCGTAGTCCTTCAGCAGCTCTGCGCGCTTCTCCTGGTACTGCGCCGGATGCTCCAGCTCGTTGGCCACGTCGATCCAGTTCACGGCCCTGTCGTCCAGCTTCTGGCCGCCCAACAGGCCGTCGTCATCCTCGCCGTGGGTGGTGAGGTTCAGCAGCGCGCCGGCGGCGTAGCGCTTGCCGTAGCTGACGCTGGAGCCGACCGACTGGACGCCGTTCTTCGAGCCGCTCGTATCGGCGGGCAGCTCGATTTCCGTCTGCTCGCTGTGGCCGCCCTTGTGGGCCAGAACGCCAACGACCTTAACCATGCCCTGGCCGGTGGAGGTGCGGAACGACAGGGCGAAGCCGAACTCCTGCAGCACCGGCTTGATCGCTGCATTGATGTCCTCCCAGAGCGCGTAGGTACTCTGCACGTTGCCGGAGCGGTCCTTGATCGCGCCGCGTTCCTTGATCGATGGCAAGCGCGGCTGCATGGTGGCCAGCGCCGCGGTGTAGGCCGATGCCGCTTCACGGTCGAGCATGCGCTCGTGCATCTGCAGAAGCCGCTCCATCTTGTCGATGTCGGCGTTCGGGTCGGTGGCCACGCGCTCGATGACGGCCAGCATCGATGCTGGTGCGGCAATATCGGTGACCGGCGCCAGCGGTTGGGCGGCTGCCTGCGGGGTGGTGACTACAGCGTTCACGGATAGCTCCTGCCGGCAGTGCCGGCGCGGTGGGAATGAGGTGCCGGCATTGCCCGGCCGGCGCGGGTGCGGAACTGGAGGGGAGGCCAGTTGCCGCGGTACCGCCCGATTGCAACGGGCGGATTCGGGGGTCAGGCGGCCAGGTCGGTCTGCCGTTCCTGGGCCTGCGCTGTCGGCGGCGTGAGGGTCAGTTCGGCGTCTTCCTTCATCAACTTGGCCAGCGGGCCGAACTCGTCTTCGTCGGGCAGGAAGTACAGCGAGCCGCACAGCTCGACAGAACCGCCTTCCAATGCGCGGAAACTGATCCCGCTGAGGGTCGCGTCGACGATCTCGATGGGCTCGGCCAGGCCGATGCTCGGGGCGCTGATCTGCGCGTCATAGCCGGTGAACTTCTCGTCCCACACAAACGGCTTCAACTTCGGGTACTGCACCATCACCAAGCCATCGTTCTCGCGATCCAGATCAAGCTGATCGTCCTTCTGCTGCTTGCGGAACAGCGTGGTGCGCAGCTTCTTGCTGAAGACGTCCAGCACATCCTGGCTAACGCTGGTCTTGAACTTCAGCGTCATGCCTGTGGCGTGGTTGTCCTTGCCGTGGTTCTCAGCGGTCAGCGACGCATGAGTGATCTTCACCACGTGTTGTTCGAGTCCAAACATGGGTATTGCCTCGTTGGTATGCCGGCCTGGCCAGCGGGGGATCAGCGGGTGTCGCGCTTGCGCTGGGCAGGGAAGCCACCGCGCGGACGGATGAAGGAGGTCTGGTGCGGACGAATGCGGCGCCACTGCTTGCGGGTGTGCTTGATGACCAGGAACAGGAACACCAGCACCACGGCGGCGATCGGCAGCAGCAACGAATCGGCATGGACCTTCACCGCACGACGCAACATGTCGGCGAAGAAGGTCATCAGAGCGGCGTAAAGGCAGAGACGGATCACTGGTCGTCCTCCTGCGCGCAGATACCGTTTTCGGCATCGAATCGGGCCTCGCAGTCGGGGCAGGGCTCGCCACCTTCGTCCGGCTGGTAGTAGCTCGGACCGCCGATCCATCCGGTACCCCCGCAGCAATCGCAAGCGAGCGGGGCAGGCATGCTGATCGGCGGCAGGCCGCGCTGCATCGCGGCGATGAAGTCCTTGTCGTCCATCACGCGGCACCTCCCACGCGGACCAGCAGCGCCACCAGCGCGCCCAGCACCAGCGCAGCGGCGCCGGCGAACAGGGCCAGATCACAGAGCACCTTGGTGCCCTTCATGCCGCACCATCCGGGCCCAGCGGGCGGCTGTAGGGCAGGGTCGCGCTGTGCGACTTCGGGCGGACCAGGCGCATCGCCACCTCGCTCGGGGTCTCCCAGTCCGCCGCCTCGGCCTTGGCCTGTCGGGACAGCGCAGCGGCTGCCACCCGGCCATAGCCGAGCTGCAGGGCACGCGAGAAGGTGGCATTTGCGACTTCGGCACTGCGGATGGCACCGCGGTCACCGAAGGCAGGGCGGATGACGGCGCTCATGCGGCGACTCCGTAGCGCGCTTCCTGCCCGGCCTGCTCGGCCTTGAACGCCTCATGCTCGGCGTCGGTGCTGGCGTCGCGGGCAATGGGGCCCTTGGCCGCTTCGTCCAGCTCCAGAGCCAGCAGGCGGCCTGCCTCGGCCATGCCGCAGTCGGTCTTGGCGAGATGGAAGGCAGAGCGGAACCGGGCCAGCGACTTCAGCAGGGCTTCCCCGCCTTCCTCGTAGCCGATGTATTCGCTGAGGGCGTCGGCGACCAGGCCCTCATCCTTCAGGCGCTGCTCTGTCAGCTCGGTGGTGCGCTCGGCGACGAACTCAGCCCGGGCCTGTTCACGGGCGCTGATCCGGTCGTCGGTGGTCTTCCAGTGGTCGTAGGCCGTAGCCATGTCTCTTGCCCCGTGGATGGCCCGGGTGGGCCGACGGGTTCAAGATACAACTGTAGTTGTAGGAATGCAACAACCAAAGTTGTTACTTCTTCAAACTGGTTGTGTGGCTCCTACGCCCAGCCCAACAAAAACCCCGCTGGCGCGGAGTGGTTGGTATCCTCGAGCGGCAGTCGCTTTGACTGAGCGATCAAGGGGGATGAAATGGATTCATACGGCCTGTTCACCGGGGTGTTCGGCCTTTTCATCGGGCTGTTCTTTCTGGTCCTGGCGATCCTGTGGTTGCTCGTCCCGTTCGCGGTGTTTGGGATCAAGGGACTCCTGCGCGACCTCATCCGTGAGCAGCAACGCACCAACGCTCTTCTGGCCCGCGAAGGATCACCGCCAACTTTGCAGGAAGAAGCAGAAGCGGACCGCCCAACCCTAAAGAACATCCTGGCCGAAGTCCGCAAGCCATAAAAAACCCCGCCGGAGCGGGGTTGGGGTGGGGCGCTTGCCGAGGTCAAGCTGCAACAGGCAGATCAGCTGGCACGCTTTTCAGTTTCTCACTGAAGAACATGACCTCCGAGCCAATGTAGCGACTGTGGGCGGTGTAGCGCAGGCCGTAGCCCATGCCCTGGGAAGTGGCGTACATGGCGCGAATTTCCGGAGCATCGTCGTAGGATACGATCCAGGCGCGCGGGAAGTCCGATAACTGCAGCCGCTGGGAAATAGCCAAGTGGTCGTCATGCTCGTAGAAGTTGCGATACAAGCCCTGTCCCTTGATGTAATACGGGGGGTCAAGATAGATTAGCGAGCGCTCAGGCAAGAAGTCTGCGCAACGCGCAAGAAGTGCTAGCGCGTCCTCTCCGTAAACATGGATGTGCTTGGAATACTCGCCAATTTTGGCGATGCGAGCGGCCAGCGCGTCACGCATGTAACGCGCGTCCAGCTTGTACTCGCCAGCCTGCGCCTTGCCGCCGATAACGCCGGCTTTCAGGATGCCCGAGCGATTCGTACGGTTCATGAACAAGGTGGCGAAACCGCGCTCTACAAGGTCCGCCTCAGTGCTCCCAAAAAGAACGGAGCGCCAGTGGTGCCAAGCCTCCATTGTAACGGGCTCGGACTCGACCATTTGCACCAGCTTGCTGGTGTACTGCGTAGCCGCTATCCAGAAATCGTGAATTGCCGGGTCAGCATCATTGATGTGGACATCACTGACGATCCCGTCGAAAAGCAGAATCAAGGCCACGCCCGCACCGCCGGCGTATGGCTCCAGGTAATGACCACCATCGAGATCGTTGGTACGCATGATCTCCGCGACGTAGGGCGCAAAGCGCCCCTTGCCGCCGGGGTAGCGCAAGGGTGTGTAGAGCTTGTTGGAGTACATGGGAGCGAACCTTACTCTGCCGAACCAGTCTTGGCCAGCCGACGATGCCTCTTGGCTACAGCCTTCGCAACCAATGCAAAGTCCTCCTGAAATTTCTGCACTGCGGATTTATTTTCAGCCATCCAAGCTTCAAATAGCTTCCAATCTTTGATATAGGTTTCTCGGTCTTTCCACCATTTTTTTGCATGATCTCGATCAGAAAGATCGCCCTTCCAGTTCAGAAGGTGAGCCTGTATCTGGGTTGTTGTGATGTGCATTTTTCGGAGTTTCGCCCATGTTTCAGGATGTTTGTCCTGCGCGTCATCGACCAAACTTTTGATAAAGGAAAACAGCGTGCGTTCTGGCGACTTCTTGCCGTCGCCAGGGAGTATGCAAATGTTCCCGTGCTTGAAGTGCCTTGGCTTCAGTGTTGCATCGGCGTCGAGCGCAAAAGCTGAGAGCCGAAAGTGGGGATCAATGTGGCTTAAGTTGGCCAAGCTGTTACAGCCCACCCCCATCGCGATGGGTTGTATTCTCACGCCGTTGGCGCTGCCAACTTTGCGTTTTATGGCGGCAGGAATGAGTAGGTTGAACATGAACAAAGCCTCCGCATCCTCCAGATATATCCGCACTACTGGCTTTGCCCCAGCTACTGCGGCCTTCGGCGGCACCAAATCCATGTCATCCATGATGGCCTGCAAACTGGCATCTTGCATCAGGTAGGGCGCACCGGTATCCATCAGGTAGGCAACGATGTTCTTTGATCTACTCGTCCTGGGGTGGACGGCCTGTATCAATCGCGTTGAATGCGTGGTCGCCACGATTTGCAAATCAAGCTCCGCGGCGTAGTGCTCCAGTTGCTCAACCAATCGAGAAATCGCATGGGGGTGGAAGCCTGAGTCGAGCTCATCTATCACGAGTAGCCCGCCAGGATACTTCGGCCACTCTCTTTTTAGCATTTGGAAGGATGCAACGGCAGCCGCAATTGAGCCGAGGCTGTCTTGCCCCAACGAGACGCATTTGGCGTCATATTGATAAGTGGGGTGACTGGAGAATTTGCTAGTGCCTTTGATTTTATTGGAGGTTACTGAATCCTCTGTGGCACTGGCCCCTAAGATAATGCTGTTGACGAATTCGGCAATTAATTTTCTGTCCTCTTCGGGCATGGAGCCGATAACGTCGTTGGTGACACTCCCTTCTTCTGCTTCGCCGAGTGGCAGTACCCGGGTCATACCCAGATAGATGGTGGGTAGCGGAACCTTTGAGGCTACTCCGACGTCGATTTCGCCATCGCTGCTTGTGAAATGGCTTGAAGGGCTGAAGTTTCTAGGGACGATTCGTGCGCGACCTTCCGTGCTACGATCGGTAAGGGCGCAACGTTTTTTTATTTCATCCTTTCCGTTGATCTCATAGGTGATGATCGGGCGCGGCAATGTGTCCGCTTCTTGGCTCTCCAAGAACTCCCTTTCATAGTCTATGAAGATGATCTCAGCGAGGTTTGCCTGAAAGGTTCTGTCGAAATATGACCTCGGCGCACTGTTGGCTTGAGTTATCCCTGAAGTGTTTGCTATCAGGCCAAGGATTGTGGATTTTCCAACGCCGTTATGTCCGCTGATCAGAGTTATGCGAGGGGAAAAACGCAAGGTAATGTCTTTCAGCTTTCGGAATGGCTTTCCGCTGATGCTGAGTTCTTTCAATACTATCCGTGCCTTTGCCACCACTTCCTTCCCCCTGTTGTCCTTTTAACTCGAAATGGAACTTAATCCGCCCAACCACCAATCCAGTGGACACGGCCAATGACCGTGATCGGTTCCCGCTGCGAATCCATACGGCGCGGCTTCTGCCAGTCGTGATCGCCATTCGGGTTGTCGCTCCGGAAGAACACAATGCCATCCAGCACCTCTGCGCGCTTCACGTAGTACTCCGGGTTGGCCCGGCCGTCGACCTGGATCACGTACAGCACGCCGTCCACGACCCGGGTATCGCTGGTGTCGAACAGAATGGCATCGCCGTCCTCGATCGTCGGCTCCATGCTGTCGCCCCTGCCGTAGTAGACGGCCAATGGGCGGTTGAGGATGCCGCGCCGGCGCAGGCTAGTCTTCTTGAATTTCAGGCTATGCGTCTCGGCATAGTCCACAGCCTCGGCGCCAGCAGCGCCCAGGCCCACGGCCTGCGAGTAGCCGATCACATCGGTGTAGTCGTCCTCGTTGGCAGCCATGCGCGCGTGGACGGCGAGCGGCGGTGTGTCAGAGGCCATTGGCTCTTCGCCGCTGGTCAGCCATTCCGGACGAACGCCACAGGCCATGGCGATCTGAACAATCCTCTTTGAGTCTCGAGACTGTCCCGATTCCAGCTTGTTGATTGCCTGCTGGCTTACTCCAGCAAGCTTTGCCAACTGCGTCTGAGTCAGCTGGGCATGCTTTCGGGCGAGGGCTACGCGGTCACTCAGTTCCATGGGGGAACGGTGACAACGTGTGTTGTTTCGGTCAAACAACAATGGTTGTTGACGAATACAACCAAGGTTGTATTCTTGGCGCATGGACAACTCACCTCTCGAAACCGCGGTAACTGCGGCCGGAGGCCAGAGCGCACTGGCCCGGCTCCTTTCCACCGATGAAAAGACGGTCCGGCAGGGCCATGTCTGGGCGTGGATTCACCGTGATCGCAGGGTCCCGGCTGAGCATGTCCTCGCCATCGAATCGGCCACGGGCGTATCCCGCCACGACCTCCGCCCGGACGTCTTCGGCCCGGCCCCGGCCCCGCAAGGGGAGGCGGCCTGAGATGGCTATCCCAGACCGCCTGAATCCCCGCGTGTGGCTGCGGGACTGGCTCAACAAGCCCACCCGTGCTGAGCAGGCAAAGGCCAGCCAGCACGGCGAGTTCTCCGTACTGGCTGCGCGCCACACCGTTAAGGTTGAGAACGGCGAGATCGTTGGAACTGAGCGCATCTCGGAGTCCGGCGAGGGCTTTGGAATCCTCGCCGGTAGGTTTCGGGTAGCGCCGGGAGAGCTTTCTGAAGCTCCCGAGTCGCCCGCAACCAAGCCGTCGAACCAACTGGAAAGCGAAGTCGTTGCGAGGCTGCAATGTGATGACCGCCTTGCACGGGCAATTAGCGGTCTGCGGAATCCCTCGTGAGAGCGTCGAAGACGGGCTGCCACTGTGCGCCAAGAGCAGTCAGCTTCGAACTGAACTGCTCGTGGGACACGTTTTGCGCGTGCGACTGCAATTCTTCCGCAAATGTCGAAGCAAAGCTCGGCGGCAATGCCCCTTCGGCTGCCATACCTCGACACATCGCGAGAGTTGCCATTTCCAGACGTGCCAGTCGTGCGTGGAGCTCCTGGAGTATCGAGCTCAGTTCGTTTGTGTCGCTCATGTCGCCCTCCTTGCGGGCTGTGTTGGTAGCACTCACAGCCTACCGCAAGGAGGGCGGCGCCCTCACCGAGCGCCATCTAGCCAACCCCCGGGAAGGGAATCACGACCCCCGGGGCCTTCCATGGCGCCCGCCGGGGCTGTTCCAGGTACCGCACGAACACGCGGCCGTTCCTTCGACTCACGGCATATGCCCGCCCGCACATGCGGACCAGGTTGATGACGTTGGGCGCCGATAGTGCCGGCGCCTGCTTCCTAGCTCTCTTCTCCATGCCGTGCAGCTTGCGACGGCGCCGTAACGCAAACCACGTTTTCAGAGACCGCCCATGAACGTCCTCGATGCTGCTTTCGATACCGTCCACGACTATCCCGGTGGTGCTGGCCCCCTGGCTGAGCGCCTGATGCGCTTGAACAAGGATGGCGAGCGCGTGCCAATGTCCGAAGCTGTGCTCAACAGCAAGGTCAACCCGAACACCACGACGCACCACCTGTCGCTTGCCGAGGCCGACCGCCTCATGGGCCTGACCGGCGATCATCGCATCCTGTTCGCCCTGGCCAACAACCATGGCTACCAGCTGCACAAGATCGGCGCCGAGGGTGGCCACGGCTCCCTGATGCAGCGCCTGCTCAAGGCCAACAGTGCCGAGGGGGAGGTCGACCGCGTGCTGGAAGAAGCACTCAGCGACGGCGTCATCACGCCCAACGAGCTGAAGGCTGTGCTGGCTGCCGAAATGGAGCGCCAGGCCGCGAGCATGCTGCTGATGACAAAGCTGCGCGAAATGTGCGAAGCGAGGGCTGCGGCATGAACTGGCTTGAGCGAGCGTTGATCTGCGTGCGCTACCAATGGCATCTGGCTGGCCGCTTGATGGTGCTGGAGGGCAGGGCGTAATGAGCGTTCAGTTCTCGTGGCAGGCAGCTGTCACCAAGTCGAATCTAGAAGGGACCACAAAGCTGGTCCTGCTGGTGATCGGCACCTACATGAACCAGCACGGCGATGGCGCGTTCCCGTCGTACAAAACCATTGCGTCTGGCGCTTCGTTGAACCGGGCGACGGTCATTCGCCACGTCGAAGCTGCAGTGGCAGCTGGGTGGCTTCAGAAGCGAAATCGGGTTCGCCTGAATGGGTCTTCGGGTCGCCTTGAAGCGGACTCCAACACCTACCTGATTTCCTTCCCGGTGGTCGCGCAGGACGACCAGGGTAGTCGCACAGAGCAACCACCCCTAGTCGCAGAGAACGACCACCCTAGTCGCACAGGACGACCACCCCTAGTCGCACAGGGCGACCCTAACACCCCAGTATTAACACCCCAATTAACACAGAAGCCCCCCGTAGCCCCCGAGGGGGGCAACGCTGCGGGTGGAAAGTCGAAACGACCGAAGCGGGAAGAGGTGACCTTTCCTCAGTTCCTCGACGCCTGCCACGACGCTGGCGAAAAGGCGATCCGCACTGACGACCCGATTTTCGGATTTGCTCGGGACGTGGGTATCCCCAAGGACTTCCTGCGTCTGGCGTGGCGCGAGTTCTCGCGCAAGCACCTGACCAGCGGCAAGCGGAAGAAGGACTGGCGCGCCCACTACCGCGACTGCATCCGTCGCAACTGGCTGGGCCTGTGGTTCATCGCTGACGTGGGCGGCTGCACGCTGACCACCGCCGGCAAGCAGCTGATGCTGGAGTGGGACGCCGAGCGTGCCCGTGAGATGGGAGAGGCGGCATGAACGATCTGCACGACCACGACGCCGAATCCCGTTACATCGACGAGCGCGATGCTCAGATGGCTGAAGCGGCCACCACCTGGAACTCCCGTCCAACTGAAGCCGCGCGCATGCCGCCGCACGCCGTGGAATCGGAGCAGTCGGTGCTGGGCGGACTGATGCTTGCCCCCGAGGCGCTGCGCGATGTTCGCGACCTGCTGAAGCCCGATGACTTCTACCGTCGCGACCACCAGCTGATCTTCGAGGCCATCTGCGACCTTGCCGACCGTGAGCAGCCCTTCGACGCGGTGCTGCTGGGCAACTGGTTCGAGAATGCCGGCAAGCTGGATCTGGTCGACAACGGCGCGTACCTGATCGAGCTGAGTTGCACTGTGCCGTCGGCGGCCAACATCCGGGCATATGCCCAGGTGGTGCGCAACAAGGCCGTGCTGCGCGGCACGATCGAGGTGGCCACCACGGTGGTCAATGAGGCCTACGAAGCAGCCGACGCCGATGCTGACGCTGTGGTGGCCGGCGCTGCGTCGAAGTTCGCCAACCTGACGGTCCAGTCCAGCGGTGCTGGCGGCCTGGTGTTGGTGCGCGGCGACATGCAGGGCATGTGGGACGAAATGGAGGCCCGCTACAACGGCACGGCCGAACTCGGACTGGTCCCGCCGTGGAAGAGCGTGGCCGTCAAGCTGCCGGGCCTGGAGCCGACGGACCTGATGGTGATCGCCGCCCGACCCTCGATGGGCAAGACCGCGAACATGCTGGAGTGGTGCTACAGCGCAGCGGCGGAGCATGGCAGGGCAGTGGCGGTGTTCAGCCTGGAGATGAGCCGCCGGCAGCTGCTGGCCAGGCTGATGAGCATGCACTCGGGCGTTCCCCTGTCGCGGATGCGGGTGAAGGGGGAATTGACCAACGACGACTGGCACAAGCTGGCCGTGGCTCGGAATCACCTCCAGGGCTTGCCGTTGGCGATTGACGATTGCGGGTCGCTGCCCGTCGACGCACTGGTGGCGCGCGCATCGCGCATGCACGCAAAGGTGCCGGGCGGACTGGGGCTGGTGGCGCTGGACTACCTGCAGCTCGTCTCCGGCCCAGCAAAAGTCGGAAACCGCACGGAAGAGGTCTCCTACATCTCGCGGACCCTGAAGCAGCTGGCCAAGAACCTGAAGTGCCCGGTCATCGCGCTGTCGCAGCTGAATCGCGCCGTTGAAGCGCGCACCGACAAGCGTCCCGGCATGGCCGACCTGCGCGAATCTGGCGCGATCGAGCAGGACGCCGATGTGATCGCGATGCTCTACCGCGACGACTACTACACCAAGGACGCTTGCGGCGCCCCTGGCGTGTCGGAATTCATTCTGGCCAAGAACCGGCAGGGCGAGACCGGTACTGCGTACCTGCGGCATCACCTCGAATGCAG